TCGGTCCTGAACACACCGCCATCGACTGTCAATTCTTATGTAAATTTCGGCTCGGCACATTCAGTAAGTCTCTCCAATCTCGCCGTCTCGAACATCTTCATCGAGGCTTGGGTCAATTTGTCAACGGCTTCAGGGACGCAAGCAATCTGCGCTAGACGCCCCGGTGATGCCGGCGCGACCACACCAGATTTCAATTTATATTTAAGTTCAGGGCAGCCCAATTTCATTGCTTCAAACGTAGGTGGAAGTATAGTGAGTTCTTCAAACACCACGGCACTTGTGGCTGGTACGTGGTACCACGTCGCCGCATCATGGCAAAGGACGGGTGTGAATACAGGCACCGTGCGCGTCTTCACCAACGGTGGACTTGGTGGCACGTCTCAAAGTTTCACAGCCGGTACGAACTTGAAGTTCACACCAACGGCTAATGTCTGTATTTCGGCAGACCCGGGTAATCAGCTCTTTGGTAACGTTTATGACGTCCGAATCATGACGGGGTGTATCGTTCCAGTGGCAACCTTCACCGCCCCTGCTTTCGGACCCTTCACGACCGCCCCGACGTACCGAACCGGCATGAACACCGGCTACACGTCCAATTTGACCCTGGCGCTCCAGTCCCAGTACTTCCCGGGCGCCTCGACCTCGCCCTATGGACCTTGTTTGACCTTGCCGGGGACGGTGGGGTCTTATTACTCTAATGTGAACACGGCCTACGACACAAACTGGAAGACCAACGGGTTCTGCTTAGAGGCTTGGGTCAATTATGCGTCACTGGCGAATAGCAACGTGTATAACGCGGCTAGTATACCGCTAACGATTGGTCACTATGCCCCGACAGGAGCAGGTACGGATTGGGCTTTCGGTGCTACGACGACTGGTCAATTGGCGTTTTGGTACTATAACGGGGCTGGTCAAGGTGTTGTGAGTTCTGTAGGTGCGTTGGTGACTGGTCAGTGGACTCACGTAGTCGTCCAGTCCAACGGGACCAATATCTGGCTCGCGGTGAATGGCACCTTCGTATCCGGAGCGGGTACGGCCATTTCCGGAACCCCTGTTGTCACGGCGGGCACGGCACTGACGATCGGGCAAGTCAATAACAACACACCCCCCAACTTCGCCGTCGCCAAGGCCCGCTTGACCTTTGGCACGGTAGGTTCCCCGACCCTCGGCAACGTCTATTCAAGTGGAAACTTCACTGCGAACCCCAATTTTGCAGCCGTGCCCGCCGGCGCCACCGTCGCCTGGTCCCTCGATTCTCAGTACCCTCTGCCAACCTACCCGTCGATCCAGGACGTCACTCCTCTGGCGCTCCAATCAGGGTCCTTTGGCGCCGTCCCCACGCCCATCGGCGGAGTCACATCAAACGTGCTCAGCCCCTACTCGACCACGTACCCGCAGCTCGATTCGATCCGTTTCGACGGCACCGGGTACATCGACTACGGCAATGCGGCGTCTTCGGTGCTCACGACCAACATCTGGGCTTCAAACTGGACTATTGAGGGGTGGGTTTATCCTACGAACATCGTAGCAAATTTCCCGAACATAATTTCCCGTTCGAATGCCGCGACATCTGATTGGTTCTTGAATATATATCAGGGTACTGGAATAGTTGGGTTCTATTCTGGGGCAGTGACTGGCGCGAGTACGGCTAATTTCGGAAGTCTTACAGCTCCTCTCAATACGTGGACGCACATTGCGGCGACATTTGACGGTGTGAATTCTAATTTGTACGTCGGTGGAGCTTTGTCGAACTCCATGGCGGCTTCGACTATGCTACAGACTTTCACACCGACTCTCGGTTTGAACGTTGGTTACACAGCCGGTCAATACATGTACGGCAACCTCGCCGACGTCCGCGTGTCCAACGTGGCTCGGTACACCGGCTCAAGCTACACGGTCCCGTTCGAACCTCACCCGACGAACAACGCCAACACCCTCCTTTTGCTCCGCTCCCTCGGCGGTCAAACAGGAACCACATTGGAAATTCAGGGCCGCGGGCTCAACGCAGTTTCATTGGGTGCGACGAGATCCGTACAGAGTTACCCCCCGGCGCCCATGTCCTCCTATTTGCTCGATACAACTTCGAATGCGTCAGTGACGTACGGGCAGGGTAAGTACATTGCGAGTGCGAGTACGGAATCGACTAATCCATGGCCAGCATGGCAAGCGTTCGATGGCAATTCATCAACTTATTGGCAAGGTGTCACATCTTCTCTATATTCAACTACGAGTCCGTTCGGTTACATTGGCTCTGTTGCTACCGTCGATACTCTGGGGAACTCGTACCCCGGTGAATGGTGTCAGCTCCAAATGCCCGTTTCTGTGTTGCTTAGTTCATACGCTGTTCAAGGATACACTACAAGTTTTGGTCCTTCAAGTTGGGCGCTGATGGGTAGTCGTGATGGAATCAACTGGACTGTGGTCGACCGTAGAACATCAATTACTTGGTCGGCGGTACTTCCGGTAACTACTCAGACATTTACGGCTAGTGCAAACCAGGCTTACACTTATTACAGATATATAGTACTTACTACCGTTGGAAACTCCCAACCATTCGGTCCAACTGTCGCGACGCTTTCGTTCAACGGCACCGAAGAAGCCCTCTGCGTCACGTCCGATGCGAAAGTGGGCGTGGGCATCGCCAACCCGCAGCGCGCCTTGGAGGTGGCCGGCGATCTCGTCGTCTCGGGCACGATCAGTGGAGGTGCGGGCATGGGCGCGTTCCGCAACCGCATCATCAACGGCGACATGAGGATCGCGCAGAGGGGGACGAGTTTTCCAATTTCAGGTGTGAATTCCAATTATTACTATCTCGATCGATGGACCACTTATGCTACAGGCACATTCATATTCTCCCAACAAACCTTGACTGCGTCCGACACCCCTTTTCAACTTGGATTCACGAATTCACTTCGCCTGACTGGAACGGGGACTTCCACGGCTTATGAAATCATGCAATTTATCGAAGGATACAACACGGTCGACTTGAAGTGGACAACGTCCTTCGGTGTCCCGATCACGGTTTCTTTCTGGCTTCGTTCCCTGTGTACGGCCGGAACCGTCATTGCGGTCACCATGCGAACAAGCACGGGTTCTTACGCTTACAACTCACCCATAACCATCACGAATCCATCCACGTGGCAATACGTGACCGTCACGATCCCTCCACCACCAAACGGCGCCACTGGAATAGGACTCACCAACGGCGTGGGTTTAACGCTTGATATAGGTTCTTATGCGGCTACAGCCGGTCAGGCACCGACGCCGAATGCCTGGTTGGCTTCAAATTATACCACGATCGCCGGAACTACAAATATCATGGCCACCGCCGGCAACTACATCGAGCTCACAGGCGTCCAGCTCGAGAAGGGTACGGTCGCCACGGGTTTCGAGCAAAGACCATTCGCTCAGGAGTTGGCGCTGTGTCAGAGGTACTTTACCAAACTCGGGGGGACTACGGGGCTTGAATTTCTTGGGTCGGGGATCGCAGCGTCCACCACACAAGCGAATGCTCTGTGTATTCTCCCCGTACCCATGCGTGACATATCGGCAACGACTATTGCCGTCTCGAACGTGGGGGCCATACGTCTCCTTGGCAGTTTCTCGGGGGTATGGAATGCCATCGTCACCACCGCTATAATAAGAGACTCTGCAGCTACTAACGGTATAGTGCTCCAGGCTACTATCGGCAGCGCCTCATTGACCCTCGGCTATCCCTATTTTCTTCAAAATACAAACACCACCGCACCGTCTCTGGGCATCGTCCAAATAAATAATGAGCTCTAGTAGTAGAATGGAGGCTGTTATCGACCCCGCCGGCCCCACCATAGTCGGTCAAGTCCCTCCAGGCGCTTGTCGCGACGGTGGTGCCTGGGCCGATTTCCTGACTGTTCCCGTCCCGGACGGACTCGAGGGCAAGCCCCTCAAGGCTGAGCTCGTTGATGACGTCTGGGTCATCTCCCTCGACGTCGATACCGTGTCAGCAGCTGCATGGACTCAACTCAGAACCGAGAGAAACGCGAGACTCGCCGCGAGCGATTGGGTGGCACTTTCGGACGCTCACCTCAGCCAAGACAAGAAGGACGCCTGGTTCGCCTACAGGCAGGCCCTGCGCGACCTGCCGGACGAGGTCACGATCACAAGTCCTGCGGACTTGGTCTCAGTCGAGTGGCCCCAAATAAATACCC